GTTGTATGCACATCCGTACGAGCTCCAGGTCGACGGGGTTTGGGTCGTGCAAAACGTTGGTCGGATGTCGGTGGAGTTTGTTGTCCCCGCCGATTGGACCACCACCGAGCGCGGTCATTTCTTCGCGTTGTGCAAGAACCTAATCGCTCACGCGACGGTTCAGGCCTATGTGAAGGACCGCGACCCTAACTACTAAGCCCATGAGGGCCGTAGTGGGTTTGATGGCGGTTGCGCTACTATTGGCGACTGCTGTTACTTGGTGTCTACCTCTCATGTTAGAAGGAGTACCTGTATGCACGAGCATGTTCAGCCCGGGACAGACGATGACGCTGCCCGCGCTCGAATCTTCGGATTCGAGCAACAGTTCACGATACGTCTGTGCGACATTATTGGGAGCAATCACAGCTCTCATGTCGCCGAGCTCGTCCGCAACGGACAGTTCGACGAATACCTTGCCCTAAAGCTTGATCCGGACCGTTACGAGGATCCGAAGCAATTCGCTGAGGACTATTTAGTAACGTCGGTGCTGCGAAAGAGCAAGTGCCTCCCCCTAGGGGTGGATGTTAACGACGTAGCTCGAAAGCGATTCATCGCTGCCGAGACTCGGAACGCCCTAACAAATGCCAGACTGTGGAACGAGCCCCTACCTTCGTGGTGGGGGGACTACTCGAACCAGTTGCTGACCATTCTTGGGCCGTGCAACAGCACGGTTCTCGAGGACGTCAGGAATTTAGCGCAGCATGGTAACGGGGCCTCCGTTGGCGTGAAAGGAGAGGGGGTTGTCGCTTCTGACAAATACGACAAACTCCCAACGTGTACACCAGCCTGGTTCCCTTTCCTTGCTGGCTTTCTCCCAGAGGGCGTACGCGAGTACGTCCTTTCGGGGCGAGTTAAGCAGGTCAAGGGTTCAGTTTGGTTTTCGGTTCCCAAAGACGCGACGACTAACCGCTCATGTGCTAAAGAGCCTACCTGGAACTTGTTTGCCCAGGCAGGTATCGGGCTTGTGATGCGGAAACGTCTTCGCAGATTTGGGGTTGATCTACGTAGCCAAGAGCGCAATCGTGCACTGGCCTCTGTTGCTCAGGAACGCGGGCTTTGTACCGTGGACCTGTCACAAGCTAGTGACTTAAACGCTCGTAACAACGTGTACTTGGCACTGTGCCATAACCAGGACCCTGAAGGGCTGGCTTGGTACCACCTCCTTGATGTGACGCGGTCTCACCAGATCGCCATCGTCGATGAGGACGGACGTGTGAAACAGCATGGGCTTGAGATGTTTAGCAGCATGGGAAATGGATTTACTTTCCCGCTGGAGACGTCGATTTTCCTCGCTATTGCGCGTTCAGTTGTGCCGTCCGAAGAGCTGGATAACGTGGCGGTATACGGGGATGACATCATTGTCCCCGCACCGTACGTTGAGGAGCTCATCAACCGCCTGGAATTTGTCGGTTTCCAGGTGAACCGCTCGAAGACTTGCTTGGCTGGCAAGTTCTACGAGAGCTGTGGTACGGACTGGTTTAACGGCCAGAACGTTCGGCCCTTCTACACGAGAAGCGATGAGGAGGACTTCGTGCCCCCGACCGTGAATGTGGCTAACCAGCTGCGTACATGGTTACTAAGGGTGTACGGATATTCCGATA